ATAAATACATTCTTGCAGGAGATGGTACAGCAGTCTTACTTACCCATGTATCAGAACCATATTCATCATTGTCAGCCAACTCAGATGCACCATCATATCCACAAAATACATATCCTTTGTCGTTAATCGTTGTAGCTGTAGCAGTTCTTCTTGCAGGAGCTACCATTGCCGTTTTACTGGCCCAAACATCAGGCACATACTCATCAGTGTCCGATAAATCAGTTCCACCAAAACCCCCAAAAATATATCCTTTATCACTAATAGCTAATGCAGAAGCATAGTACCTACCAGGAGACGGCATATCAGTCTTATTAGTCCAAGTATTGTGTACATACGAATCAGTATCCATCAAGTCAGATCCTACGATATGTCCGCCAAGGATATAACCTCTATTAATCAACGACATAGATGAAGCATGTATTCTGTCAGGCGCTGGCACATCTGATTTACTTGTCCAAGTATCATTCACGTATTCATCTGTATCAGATAATGCAGACCCATCAGAACCAGAGCCTCCAAGAACATATCCTTTATCAGTAAACACCACGGCACCTGACTGTGCAAAAATCAATAATAACTTACCAGCTATTCCAATCATACGAAGTTTTCTCCGAATAAACCATACCAAGTAGTTCCTGCATCAGTAGTAATGAAAGTTACTATATCAACTGCATTACCGGAAGCCGTAAGTGTTGGAGCATTGCCACTGGGCCAAGTAACAGATGCTGGCCAAGTAACAGTCCTATTACCAGTAGCATCTTGAGTAAGAATCAAAACAAATGATCCACCTTTGCCACTCTCAGGTGGATTACTAATTGTCAACGTAGTAACATTTTCAGTCAGCACTACATCAAATACATTACCATTAGCAAGATCTAGTACTAGCGTACCACTCGCACTACTTGGGTCAGTTGCTGTCTCACTATAATTCTTCAATTCAACATCTTCAAGCACTGTACCAGTCACAACACCAGTTGCAATTACCACATAGGCTGAACCATCCCAACGATAAATCAAGTTAGTATCCTGAGCTAAATACAGAATAGCTACATCACCTGGGTTAGGAAAACTACTAAGATCAGTATACTGAATTAATCCACCATCCTTCACTTCATCTGGCAACTGAATTAATGGCACAACACTATCAACCAAGTCAGCCTTAGCTGCTAATGAACTAATCGTATTAATCGGTAAGTTACCAACTAACGCAACATCAGCGTCTGAATAGCTATTCTGACTCAAACCATATCCAGTTTGTTTGGCTTGTTTATCAACAATCGTATCAACCAATACCTTGTCAGCCGAACTAAAGTTAATATCAGTCAATACCTTAGCGCCATCCTTATCAATTTTATCTGATAAGTCAATACTAACAGTAGCTGCCAGGGCATAATCACTTAGATCTTGATCCCCAGTATTAGTACCACTCGTATCAGCAAGTCTTGTTTCATCAATAACAGGATAACTTCTCTTTGCAGTATTTGCAGTAATCTCATTACTTTTAGCTGTAGTAAAATTATTATCAGTAGCCACATAAGTAGCATCCGAAATAAAATCACTATCATTAGTCAGGTCAGAGGTCTTAGTAGGCAAATCAGATGTTTCAGCCTTGTCAACGTTCAACGCAACAAAGTTAGCATTAATTTTATCTTTCTCCGTCTCCCAAACAACACCACTGCCACTGATTCCTGAAAGAACTTCTAGAATAATACTCATTAAATCATCTCCAAATCAGATAACATTTCTAAATCAGGTAACATTTCAAGACCCGATGTAATCGCATCAACCTGGCCCCATAATAAGGACAGTCCTGAATCACTTGCCCCAACAACAGCATTACTTGCTGTAGCGAACAAACTATTAAATCCACCATACCATTCTGTAACTGACTTATTGCCAATTTCATCACGAACGCATTGTACCAATATACCACCATCATTTGAACTCAGCACAACAAGACTATCATAAAGCACAGTCATCGCGGCATAATCAATAGTAGATCGATACTTCTTATCAATCAGGTTATGAACCTCACCTGTAGGCATCCCTAAGCACAATCCATTCACAGTATTGAACAACGCTGCCAATTGTCTAGACTGAAAGCCAAAGAAACTCGGATCAACTAACTTAGCATTACAACCATATTCAACAGAAGGAAAATTCAATACACGCTCAAGCTTCCACTCATTAGGATTAACGCCATGTAAAAAATAAACACAATCAGCATCAGAAACATACGCCCCAGTCCCAACAGAACAAACCATGCGGCCAGATGACATCAAACGCCTTCGATTCTTGTGCTCGTTATAAAGACCTGGCAGAAATGACTCAGAAAATTGTATCTCATCATCATTAATAGATAACATTCTACCAGCTAATACATCAATATGTGTTCCAGGAACAAAAGTATTCAGGTTAGGCAATCTGCTATTCTTTTGCGTTGGCCATGAGTATCGTACAATACCATTAATATACCCATTATCCACACCATTTGAATAATAGACATCATCACCTAATTTAGTATAGCTTACCTTAACACCTTTCGTCAGGCCGCTAACAACAGTCCTCATACTTATCGCACCATCAACTACCTCACCTTGGTAAATCGTACTACTAATAGTCTCATCTTTAACACAATAAAACTTATCAGCCATTCCCCAAACAGAGTGGAATACTCCAGCAATTTTAACCAATCCATCTGGCACCGTTTCAATAACTCCAGCTGCATCAATGAAAACATTGTTCGCAGCTTCCAAGCCAGCAAACCCGTTTTGATCAATACCAATTCTTGTTGTCGGCACAACATTATTAATACCTGAAAATCCACTAAATAGTGGTACTCTTTTAGCCATTACCTCAGCTCCAATGAACGAGTATCATCAGGAATACTTAACTCAAGCGTTTTCAATGCATCAAGGAAATATCCTTTATACTTATCAGTATTAGGTGTTTCGCCCTCAAGACCATCTTCAATAAACTCATTTGCTTTCCATACGGCAAAATTCACAAGTAATGACATTTGCAAATGCAATGGAATTCCATCAGGCACATTACTATTCGCTACCATTTTCACAGGCATTCGATAATAATGAAGCGTCACATCTTCAGCCACAGTAGGGACATTCAAATAGTAAAATTTCTTTCCATGCTCAATCACCTCACTAATCGATCCAGCTTTGTTTAGCGACGGATTCGTCTCAGTAAACTCAATAAACGAATTAGCAATATCAATTTCAGATCCATTTGCCTTAACAGCAAACTTCAGTGACCTATGAAAATCTTCAGGCATATCAACAAATGCTTGCGTTATATCAGTCTTTACAGTACCGACAGTAAATAGCGCAGGTAGTGGTGGCGTAATAATATCAGCTATAGTAGAAAGCATTCCACCAGCAATCTCATCAACTCCTTGATTGATTAACGCTGGAATAATATCTTCAACAGCAGGCCCATTAATCAAACTTATGGCACGAGTTTTTAATTCAAGAAAAGTTGCCATTATAAATCATCTCCAGTAATAGGACTAGCAGGATCAACAAATATTTCTTCAGATTCAGGTCGATGTACAGGTACTTTCTGCTTCTCCCCTAACGGTTTAGGATCAGTATATTGTGGATGCTTAGGCTCCCAACAAGTATCTGTACAAACAAACAGATTATCCCAAGTCATTTTGCAGTCTGCCGCATATCTTTCAAATCCGCATCGATCACAAATAACTAAGTAATCGCCTACTTTATATGCCATAATAGAATCCTAAATTAAAACATTAAAGAGTGTGTCAAGTAGTCTAGCTTTACCCTTTCTACTTGACACACCAAACAAACTTACCGTTCACTTATGAACGACCAGTTATCATGCGCCAGGAGACCCAAAGATTCCCCTTGCGTCAGACCAACCAAAACTACCACGAAAAGTAGCTTTGAACTTAGCATTCTCAGTATCGAAATCATTCTCAGTACCAAACGCATCTGCACGACGTTCCATATACTTCAGGCCATCAGGGCAGTTAGTCTTGATAAACCATGCATCAGTATCAGTAAGATAATGATTTACTGCGGTTCCCTTAGGAAACTTCTTACTAGCCTTAATAGCATTAATATCATTAAGGTCAGTACCAGGGCGGCCAATAGATTCAAGAATACGATAAGCATCAAACTCAAGTGCACTTGGGATAATAAGCTGCTGAGGCATAATCGCAATAGTCAAACCACGATCAGTCTTCAATGCAGCAATATCAATACAAGCTTGCTCAAGGGCAGCTTCACTCAAGTCAGCAGCAGTAGCAAGTTCATTACTCCAAACACCACCACTCTTATTCGGATGGTCAGTAGCACAAAGCTCTTTGCCATCACTGGATGCACCCATTGTATAACCTGCATTAAACGCACGATTCAGAATATTCGCACCAATAATTTCCTTGGT